TACCATTGCGGTTGCATCATCCGATGCGCTCACAACTAGAATTTCTGTTTCATTTTCCTGCGCCATATATTTTTCAGAGAAGCTAGAACAATGATACAAAATAAAACAGTTTAAAGTCATAACATAGCATACAACTAGAAACAGCCAGGCATAAAATGTTCCATATCCCTTTACCTGTTTTGAATATCTTCCTTTTAATATAACATTAGTCAGGACTAAAATTAATAATATAAGCGTTATTAATACTCCCAATGCAAGCATTATCTCGCCAACACTTAAAGGAATCATGCTTGTAAGCCTTGCATACGAGCCAAGCCAGAGAGGAAACACATTGTCAACGTACCAATCGCTAAAGGACGTACTGTGCCAAGAGATTGTGTTTAGTAAAACAACTATTACTATACCAGAAATGTATATCAATTTGTTAACTTTTACTTTATTAACGGTTTTTCCCTTTTTATTCCTCACGTTTTTTACCTCCAGTAAATGTTTTCACATATTAATTATAGTTAATTTAACACATTTTTATTATCAAACTTTAAATAAATTGTGAACATTTACTATATACCTCTTATGTTAATAATAAAAAGTTTCCCAATGATGGATAAAACTGGGAGGATACCATCATTGAGAAACTTCTTATTAAGGATTACTATATTGATAAAGAGTTAAGTAAAAAGCATGTTTTTTTCTAATTACAGATTTAATATACACAATTTTAATTCAATTGTCAATTTATTTTTGAAATTATTTCATTTTTATTTTATGGCATTTTTTTGTTGACTTTTAAAGGATTGGTATGTATACTATAGTTTGTCGTTGAAAGCCGAGGCTCTTAAATGATTATCGGGGTGTGGCTCAGTTTGGCTAGAGCGCCACCTTAGGGAGGTGGAGGTCGCAAGTTCGAATCTTGTCACTCCGATTTTTTTATTTAGGCGTGAAACCGTTGGAAGTACCGTATTTCCTAGTGGTTCGCGCCTTTTGTATTGCATGGTTTTACAAAGTGTTTTTGTAAGAAAAAACTGTTATTTTGCAACTTTTTGTCATGAAATTTGTCATGAAACTGATAGTAAAAAAGCCACGGAATTATTGATGTTCCGTGGCTTTTTGATTCAGATTTTTTGTCATATTATGCAAGTTTCTTAAACACGCTCCTGGTCTGTCTGCCAACTATGCCATCGGCTGTTATGCCCAGTACTGTCTGCACCTCTTTTACCTTGGCTGCGGTGTCGTTGCTGTAGACACTGTTGATGAGCGTGCTGTCTGGCTGTCCGTTTGTTATAAGATAACCAAAGCGCCATAAATACCACAGGCACCAGTTGGCGTCGTTTCCGAGCGTTCCGACTGTGCAGTTTGACACTGGCTCTGTGAATGGATTACTGTCGGCTGTAATGTTCGTTGTAGTTGTATTTACGGTCTTATTCTCGTACCATATATCTAAATCCACGTAGCCGTTAATGCCGTTAATCTTGCCCTTGTTTGAATACTGCCAACCGCTTATATCAATTCCTGTTGGTAAGTTGCTCTTATCAGGAACACTGTCGGTTATCGCCATATCCTTAGTTGACGGATATCTTGCAATCCAAAATGGAATGTCCTTTAACTGGCTGATATAAGGCTTTATGTATCTGTTGTAATAGTCGCTATACGTGTATATTCCGAAGTCCATCCCATTGTTTAGGGCAATAGTCTTATAAATTTCAATGATGGTTACAATCTTGCTTGCAAGCCCCCTCATACATGTGTCCTCTAAATCGAGCCACATATAGCTGATACCTAGCTCCTTTGCGTATTTTACAAAGGCGTTTGCCGCCACTGTCGCCTTGGCTTCGGTGTTTGCGTAACTATATGTATAGCCCATATTGCGGGGTATTCCTGCGTTCTTAAACCCTGTGACGTGCTTAACAAGCGAACTGTCGGCTGTGTTGCTTTTATTAATCACTTTTGCTATCGCAAATTCTACGCCAGCTTTCTTCACAGCGTTATAGTCTGTAATTGTGTTCCATTTTGCTACGTCTATTCCCTTCATATCGTCATCCCTCCTTCTCACTGACTTCTGGCAATCCCGCCAGAGATGTTAAAATTGATAGTATGCCCGCAAGCACGCTCGCGGATGCCACGTACACCCAGTTGACGTCTCCAATCACGGCTGATGTCCCTATGGTTGCTATTGCTGTCTGTGCCACGGTCTTGACCGCCCTGACGGTGGCTGCCTTTATCCATGTCTTTGTTTTTGTGTCCATGTTTTCCTCCTTATACCAAAAATGAGTTTTCCCGCTTGCATTTGGTGTATGTGTCCTTTATGTTCCTGATTGCAAGCCTTGCCTTGTTGTTCTCGTAGTCGGGATGCTTTGTACAGTACGCCTCGTACATGTCGATGTCGTCGATTATCTGGTTGAAGTGTTCCTCGGTGTGGCGTGTCTTGTGCCTCACCTCGTCGTCGAACCTGATTATCCTGTAACGTGCGTTCCCTGCCTCGTTTCTTCTTATTTCGTCTATTACCTCCGTGTTGAGCGCCCTTCCTATCGACTTTGCGATTGCGCTCCAGGGGTTTATTTTAACCGGTGTTACCTGGATTATGGTCAGCGCCACCGTTATTATTCCGGTGACACCCGATACCCCCAGGCTGTCAAGTACGTCCTTTAACCCCATTGCCCCTCCTTCCGGGCTAATCCATAAGCCCCGCCAGTGTGTTTATTCTTGCCACCTGTGGGAGCGAGTCAAGCTCCTCCGGCGTGAGGTACTGTGCGAGGATTTGGAACAGCTCATTGATAGTCTTTGACTGTTCCGATATTATCATGCTCTGTGTCTGTACTATTTCAGACACCGTCCTTCTTCTGTCCATTTCTTCCCACCTTTGTTATGTTTTCCACGATACTGTCATATGTGGTCCTTAATCTGTATGTGTCGGCATGTTTCATATGCCCTATGCGGCTCTTGTAGGATTTTTCGAAATCGGTTATGTCGGTCACTCCCTCCTCGAACTGCCTTATTAACCCATTGAGCTTCCTGATTGAACGTTTTCTAACCTTCTTATGTGTGCCGTAGTGACGGTATCCAATGAAATCCACCCCGTTTGAAGCCGCGACTATGCCTGTCTTGGGGTTGAGTTCCAATTTGAGTGTGCCGTTCAGGAATTCCGTTGACTCGTCAAGCCATTCCCTCAGCCTGCCAAGGTCGTCCGACAGTATTCTGAAGTCATCCGCATACCTCATGTAGTATTCTGCGTGCAGTGTGTGCTTGACAAACCTGTCGAACATATTTAGGTACACGTTTGCAAACAACTGGCTTGTAAGGTTTCCTACCGGTATGCCTATACCGTCAGGTAATATACCGTTGTGGTCTATTATTCTGTCGATTATCACCAGCAGCTCCCTGTCTCGGATATACCGCCTTATCTCTTCCTTCAGCACCCGATGGTCTATCGACTGGAAGTAGCTGTGTATATCGCCCTTGACTACATGTATCCTCCCTTCACCGATTACCTCCAGGTTGTAAATCCATCTGTTTAACGTGTCGCTTGCCTTGTGTGCCCCTTTGTCCTTCCGACAGGCGTATGAGTGGTATATGAACCTTTGCTCGAATATAGGCTCTATGACGTTGACCACCATATGCTGTATCAGCCTGTCGTAAAACGGTAATGCCATTATTGTGCGCTCTTTGGGCTCCCACACCTTGAACACCCTGTATTGTCCCGGCGTGTATGACAGTGTCCTGAGGTCTCTGCAGGCGCGTTCTAGGTTTTCCTCCCTGTCCGCCTCGAAGGCTAATACCTCTTCCCTGTAGCGCTTGCCCTTCCTTGCCTTCTGGTATGCCAGCACTGCGTTGTCGTAGCTGCACACCCTGTCCATTAAATTTCCTATTGTCTTCGTTTGTATTTCTTCTTTGCCGCGTGTATTTTCGTTTTTTTTGCAGCCGCCATATTCACTTCGCCTTTCGGTTACTGGCAGGCGGTGCGCTTTTTAACTTTGCCCGGATTAACGGGACGGGACGGGTTTTGACCCGCTTTACAACCGTCTGACTATTAATAATAATCCCTGTATGTGGTCCGTGGACCTGCATATCCTGCTGACTTGTATAAGTTAGTCACAGACGCACCAAACGCCGACGTTCACATTGACGTTCCAAGGGTAATTGTTACAGTTGACCGTCCGTGAGCCGTCATGAACCCCATCGTTCCAATTACCGCCCGCAATCAGGGCGTGCAACCCCACAGGTGCGAATTAACAGTTGCCCCATATATAATTGTTGGATTACTTCTTTGCCTCAAGGTCTTTAATCATGCCGCCGATTAGTTTCCCGATTTCACCGAGCTGTCTTGCGCAGTAGGCGTATGCCTTGTCGTTCATGCAGGCGGAGTATCTGAGGTCGTACACGATCCTTATCTTTCGTGTAAGCCTCCTCTTCAGCCTGTCAGCGGCGTAGATGTGTGATTTCACTTTTGTTATCTCGTACATTTCGATTTCGTCTATCATCTCATCCACGGTCAGCCTGATGTCCTGTTGGAGCACGAACTTTTCGTAGTGCGGCATCTTCATCATCTTCTGGTGGAGGTACAGCCCGAAATCGTACGCCTTCTGGTGCAGGATTGTGTGCGTGTAATCCATGTTTTCAGTTTCTTTGCTGTTTCTGCTTTTGTTTTCCATTTTATTCCCCATCGCAGGGGACCGGCTCCAATGTCATTTAGTTAAGAATGATATGAATGCCAATTATACAAAAATAAAACCAGGTGTTCATTTGATTGGCTTTATTTTTTG